GGGAGGCACCTCAGAGTCGGACCTCCCTTTCATTGGCTTTGGCCCTTACGAGGATACCCTTAGCCGTCTGGACGGTGGGATAGACCACAAAAAATTGATCAAAAAATTTTGCGCGTAAGAAAGTAAATTATACATTATCCATATAAATGGCACAACAAAATAATACCGCCCAAGGTGAGTTAACCTGGGGTGGTGCCAATAACCTGGCGGCATCTACAACTGCTGCCAGAAGAGATCTATATCTCAAGCTATTCAGCGGTGAGATGTTTAAAGGGTTCCAAAGAAACACGATCGCTCGTGACTTGGTAACCCGTCGTACCTTGAAGAACGGTAAGTCATTACAATTTATCTTCACAGGTCGGACGAAGAGTGAGTTCCATACTCCTGGACAAAGCATATTGGGTAACACCGATGGTGCACCTCCAGTAGCTGAGAAGACCATCCAGTGTGATGATCTCTTAATCAGTTCTGCATTCGTGTATGAGCTGGATGAAACACTTGCTCACTACGATCTAAGAGGAGAAATCTCACGTAAGATTGGTTACTCTCTTGCTGAGAACTATGACCGTCGTATCTTCCGTGCGATTACTAAAGCTGCTCGTTCTGCTTCACCAATTACTGCAACCAACTTCGTAGAACCAGGTGGAACACAGATTCGTGTTGGTGATTCTGCTAACGCATCTGATGCATATGATGCTGCTGATCTAGTCAACGCATTCTATGACGCAGCTGCTGCTCTAGATGAAAAAGGTGTTAGCACTGAAGGACGTGTTGGTGTACTAAACCCACGTCAATACTACGAGCTGATCCAAGCTGTAGGTACTAACGGTTTGGTTAACAGAGATGTACAAGGTACAGCTTTACAATCTGGTAACGGCATCATAGAGATTGCTGGTATCAAGATTTATAAGTCAATGAACATTCCATTCTTCAAGAAGTTCGGTACTATTTATGGTACTGGTAGCGCCACTAACCCTGGTGTAACTGATCCAGGTAACACTGGTTCCTTCGTTCAAGAAGCAATGGGTGATCAAGATGCATCTACAACTCCATCTGGACAGAAGACCGTTAACGAATACGGTGCTGAAGCAGAGTTCGCAAACTCTTGTGGACTTATTTTCCAGAGAGAAGCTGCCGGTGTAGTTGAAGCAATTGGTCCTCAAGTTCAAGTAACTTCAGGTGATGTCTCCGTGGTTTACCAGGGTGACGTAATCCTAGGTCGCTTGGCAATGGGTGCTGATTCACTCAACCCAGCTGCTGCTGTTGAACTATTCGCAGGTACAGCTACCAAGCCTGCTGCATACGCATAGACTATATAGTCTTTTATTTAGGGGGGTTCTCACGACCCCCTTTTTTTTATTCACAAATATTTATACCTATGGCTTACCCTACCACTAACGCTAAAGAAGAATTACCTGCTATAAATCAAATACTGGCGTCGGTGGGTCAAGCGCCTGTAACCACCCTCGATCAAACCAACCCTGACGTTGCGATTGCATACGACACATTGTTGCAGGTTTCAAGAGAAGTTCAGTCAGAAGGATGGACTTTTAATACAGAGGAACATTATGAATTTACACCCAACACAGATGATGAAATATTAATACCAAATAACGTACTTCAATTAGATCTAACACGTAGTGGTTATACACACAACAAAAATGCTATACGTAGATCTGGAAAATTATATGACAAACATAACCATACCTTTAAATGGAAGGATGGTAAAGTAGATTGCGATGTTGTATGGTTTTTTGATTGGGTAGATTTACCCGGACCATTCCAAGATTATATCACAGCTAGAGCTGCTGTTTTAGTTTCTGGTAGGATAGTTGGAGATGGTAATCAATACTCAATGCTACAACAACATGAAGCATTCTTACGTTCACTTGCTTTAGAATATGAGTGCAATCAAGGAGATCATTCATTCTTTGGTACAGCTCTCAACTATCCAGATAGTTATTCAAGTTACAAACCTTACCAAGCTTTAAGAAGATAATGGCTGCTATTACTCAACGAATTGACAATTACCTTGGCGGAGTATCAAGGCAATCAGATGATAAAAAGAAACCAGGTCAAGTCCGCGAGTGTCTTAATGCTTATCCTGACCCCACCTTCGGTTTAACTAAAAGACCTGGTATTAAATGGATTACTAATCTAGCTACAGGTACAACTCACGATAACTCTAAATGGTTTTATATCCATAGAGATGCTGATGAAAAATATGTAGGATGTATTACACCAGCTAGTGTTGCTGTTACTACTAATGGAACTGGTAGTGGTACTGCTGGTACTTATACTAATAAAGCTATCGCATCTACAAGTGGTACTGGTACAGGAATGACAGTAGATGTTGTTATAGCTGGAGGTGTTGCAACTAAAATAACTATTAATGCTGTAGGTACAGGTTACTCTAATGGTGACACTATAACTATAGCTAAAGCTAATGTCGGTAATACAACTGCAGATGTAGTAGGTACTATAACTTTAGGTGATGTAGATATTTGGAACGCTACATCTGGTACTGCTTGTACTATAACTTATGGTACTGATGCACGAGAGTACTTAACAGGAACTCGTTCTAATTATGATATCCTTACTGTACAAGATACATCTATTATAACAAATAATTTAACAGTAACTGATATACTTGCTGCCCCATCTTTCACAGCTAACACACAAGGTACACTTGCATTGAATGGATTAGTAGCAGCATCTACATTCGATGTATCAATAAAGATAGGTGGAACTACTCATAGTATATCAACATACACAGCGGCAGCTGACGCTACGTATGATGTTGTATTGACTGGTTTAAAAAGTGCAATAGATGGTTTAAGTATATCAAATTTATCAGTAACTAAATATAAAACAACTCTTAAAATAACTTATACAAGTGCTTTTACCTTAAGTGGTAGAGGTGGTGCAGCTAATGATAAGTTAGAAGTATTCCAAGATCTAGTTGCTAACGTTAGTGACCTACCTCCTTTTTCTTATCAAAATCATGTAGTAAAAATTATCAATACTGCATCTGCTGAGTCCTCATACTTCGCTAAATTTTTAGCAGATGATGGTGTTTCAGGACCAGGTTATTGGCAGGAGACTATTGATCCTGCAGTATCAACAGGATTCAATGCTGCTACTATGCCACATGAATTAGTTAATACTGGTACTAATACTTTTACATTTAGAAGAGTTACATGGAACTCACGTTTAGTAGGTGATGATACAACCAATGATCACCCATCTTTTAAAGGTAATAAAATTCAACAAACTTTTTACCATAGTAATAGGTTAGGGTTTCTATCAAACGATAATGTAATATTAAGTAGATCGGGAGAATATTTTAATTTCTATAATATTTCTGCACAAGTTCAAGCAGAATCTGACCCAGTTGATTTACGTTGTACAACTATTAGACCTGCGGTATTACATGGTGTTCTACCTACTACACAAGGTTTAGTATTATTCAGTAAGAACCAACAATTCTTGATGTCATCTAATGACGGAATTCTAACTCCATCTAGTACTGTCATCAAAACCATAGCTAACTATGAGATGTCTTCAGATGTAGACCCTATTGATATGGGTACTAACATTAATTTCATAAGTAAGACACCTAGTTATACGAGAGTGTTTGGGATGGTAACACGTGGTCAAGAAGAGAACCCACAAATTTTAGATGTTGGAAGAGTTGTAAACGAATGGATACCATCAACAATTGATACTTTAGTTGGTAGTCCTCAGAACCAATTCATAGCTATGTCTAGCCAAGATTCAGATACAGTTTACTTCTATCGTACTTATAGTGACGGTCAGAAAATGATTGTACAGTCATGGTTTAGATGGAAACTGAGTGGTACCGTACAAACAATGGCTGTAGACTCAGATGAAATGTTTGTTGTTACAAAACAAGGTACTCAGTTCACATTAAGTAAATGTAACTTAAGTCAAAGTCCTGATGATGCTATTATTGTTAGTAACTTAGGTAACAAGGTTAACCCTTGTATGGATCTATATGCTCCTGCGAAGAGTGTGGCATATCAAAGTGTACAAACTCTTACAGTAACAGCTGGAGGATCTGGATATACATCTGCTCCTACAGTTACGATTACTGGATCAGGTGCAGGACCAGGTGCTGGTACACCAGGAAGCGGTGCAACAGCTACTGCTACAGTATCAGGAGGTGCTGTCACAGCTCTCACACTAACTAATGGTGGTAGTGCATATCAGAATGGTGCTGTCGTTACATTCAGTGGAGGAGGTGGTAGTGGTGCTACTGCAACAGCTGCTGTGTTAGATGGTACTAAATGTTATATAGAATATGAGAATGTAACTACACTTACACCTGTTATAATAGTTGGTGGTAGTACAGCAACAGGTCAATTTATTGAATCTGGATTTACTCTTACACCAGATATAGGATCTGATGGTGTTGGTACATACTTCATTGTTCCTAGAAAAGATCTTACTAGTGTAGCAAGTGATGTGTATACTGGTTGGAAATATGACTTTGATGTTGAATTACCTAAAACTTATTACTACTTAGATATTCGTGAAGCTAAAACAGATTTCACCGCAGTATTAACAGTAGCTAGAATGAAATTTGCTGTAGGATTATCTGGAGTTATGTCATTTAAATTAAAATCTATTGGAACTTTACAAGGTAGTAAGTCATATACAGGTGATGGTAGTACGACTGATTTCTCATGGATCGAAGATGATATAGAATATATTGATAGAGATCAAATAAAAGTAAAAATAAATAACGTTATCCAACAAACAGCTGACTTCTCATTTGTAAATGATACCACAATTAGAATGGGAACAGCACCTGCAACTGGTGATGATGTACTAATTTATCTTGATGAGTGGTATAACTTAAACCCAACTGCAGAAGCAAATACATATTTGGCTAACGATATTGCATTATCAGAACAGTCTGTCTTCAGTATACCTATACATCAAAAGACAGATAACTTCCAACTTAGAGTCTGGAACGACTCACCATTCCCTGTATCTTTAAACTCTATGATGTGGGAAGGAAATTATACACCACGTTATTATAGGAGGGCTTAAGATATGATGGATGATATGATGCCGTTTGGCATGGAAGAACCTCAAATAGGTTTACCTGGTGCTCATAACCCTTTAAATAGAATAGCATTAGAATCAGGATTAGTTCATAATGAAGTAGCAACCTTGGTAATGGGGGGACTTGGTATTGTTAGTAGCCTCTTAGGTGGTATAGCAAACCGTAATGCTGATAGAGAACGTGAACAACGAGAATTAGTGCGTCAGGCAGATGCACATAAACATTATAATAAGTACGCAAAGAAACAAGATAAATGGAATAAAAAAGTTTGGAATTATGATAAGAAGAAATTAAAAAATAATTATAAATATTTAAAAGAAGAAGCAGCAATAAAGAGAAAGAATACTCAAGCTAATGCTACTTATAAAGATCAAGTAAATACCCAGAAATGGGCATATGATTTAATGATCCGTAATTCGGAACAGATAGGATTAAATCAACAGTATGCTAAATCAAATCAATTATATGTAGATCAATTAGATATAAACGCTGCAACTGCACACCAAGCTGTAGAGAAAGAATATAATAGATTTAGAGAACAAGAAATTGAACATGCTTTTAAGTCAAATGATTTAGAGTTAGAAACTCTATTAAAATATGAAACTATAAAAGCTAAAGGTCAACAAGGTAAGAGTGTACTTAAATCACAACAAGCAGTCATGGCACAACGTGGTAGATCTGCTGCAGTTTTAGTAGAATCATTAACTAGTGCTGGTCGTGATATGGCAGAAACATTAGAAGATATAGCTGCTGATCAGAATAATGCTGATTTACAAGCTTTTGCTCAGAAGATGTTGAAACCTGGTGCAATACCAATAAGACCGATACCAGTACGTACACCTATTCCTGTAATCCAAGATCCTAAGAAACCTAATAAATACGACTACGGTCCTAAACCTATGAAGGTATTTAAGAAAGAGGATATACATAAGAAAATGAGGAAAGCTAAGAAAAAAGCTAAAAAGAAAATGAAAAAATTCTTTAGGAGAGGTGGTCTCTTTGGTGGCGGCATCACACTATTCGGAGGTTAAATTATGACAGATTCATTTAAAAAAACAGCTGATGATTACAGACCTG